GTTTGGTATAGGGTAGCGAAGAATTCTAGTTGCAGGCCTCCAGGTGCAATAATTTGGTTGTAGATTGTGTTAGTGCGCAGAGTGCGAAACCGGTTGTCAAACAGATGGACCTCACGCTTTCCGCGTGTTAGGGCGCAATATATGTTGTTGAAGGAATTGCGCGCAGTCAGGTCATTTATTTCGATTTGATAATCGGTGTCCCAGTCTAAGCCCTGGACGGAACAATAGGTGTATGCCACATAGTCGAATTCTGTGAGGTCCGCGGCATGGGCCTGTTTCGGGGTCAGGATTTTCTTGCTGGCGTCAATCTGTGAGATGGTGCGAAGGGCACCAATTGTGTTTGAGAAGGTGGTGATCCCAAACAGATCGGCTAGTCGGCGTGAGAGTCGATAAGTGTGCAAGTAGTAGAAGTCGGCGAAGGGCAAAAATTGCTCAGATTCGCTGGGGAGATCTCGAAGGCAGCTCTCCGGGTTTGGTTCGTGAAATCTCGCTTGCAAGGGGTCGCCGAGTAGTATCAAACTTTGATAGCCAGCTTGATTAATGAGCAATGTGTCAATGTATCCTGGTGGTAAGAGGGGGAATTCGTCAATGATGCCGATGGTGGTCCCGTTTTGCACAAGTGCTTTCTCAAAGGTCTTGATTGATATGCTAAGCATGGGGTTGATCTTTTCCTTCCACTGTCGGCGTAAATGGATTCGTGGTGATATGATTGTGATGTCGCCTCGTGAGCGGCGTAGGCGTTGCCTGCACAGGGGGTAGAGATGGCTACTCTTGCCGGAGCCGGCGAAGCCTGTAATGACAAAGATTCGCATTTGGTTGGCGTCTTGATAATGTTCAACGCGGTTGTCCATGCTGGCGAGATGTGCGGCGTAATTGTTGCCCTGTGCATCACGCACACGTGATAGAATGCCAGTGGTGCCGTCTTTGATTTCAGTAGTGTATTGCTTCGCTCTAGCGCGGGTTGGTCGGTAGTAGTAAAAGTGGCCCGGGTAATTGGATGCTATGGTCCTCTCGTCATCAGTGAGCTCTGTAACTGGGCAAATCTCATGGTCGGGGTTTGTGGTTTTGGGCTCGGTGATGTCTGGTGTGGGGTCGAAGCGGTCAAGTTGAAAGTGCGACTCAGTATAGTAAATGATTCTGGTCTGGCCGCGGTTTCTCTGCCCGTATATTCGTGAGGAGCAGGTACCGCTGGCTTCAACGTAGCGCAGTTCGACCTTCATTCTTAGCATCTTTGCAAGGCGGTAAATGTGGATTGCGCCTAGTCTATTATTGACTTCGGAGTCGGCGAGAGCAGCACCATAGATTTGGGTGTAGTCGCGCCATATGCTTGATATACTCCGGCAACTAAGGGTTGAGAAGCATGTTAGAAGGCAGTAGTTTTCTGTCCATGGTCCGCGTTGTAATCCGGTGTAACTGTTGGCGGCGGAGCGAGGAGTTTGTGAGTTGTTAGAAGGAGTGTGGGAAGTTGGTCGACGGGTCTGTGAAGTGGGGGTTTGAACTCCCCGTTGAGAAGCTCGTACTGAACCGGCTGAACCTGGTTGTCTGTTTGAGTTGGTTCGGCTTTGGTTTGGTCTCGAGGTGTTTTGGGTGTGGCTGTAGACGGCGTTTTGAACGCGGTAAATTTGGTCGTCAGGGTTAATGCAGACTAAGTGGTTTCGGATGTTTCGGTGCCAGTTAGCGGGTGGTTGGGTGACTATGGTGTTGTCAAGGAGTGTGTGATCGCCGTTTGCTAGTGTGTGGCCGTTCGGACAAGTAGCGCTTCGAACTGGGCCAGGTGAATTTGAGGGTCCAGAGGCATCAACTATGATGGTGGCCGTGCATTGGAAGCAG